TCCTGAGATGCACCCTAGATTAATTCAGTATGCAGATCAAAGATTAGAAATTTTAAGACAGCATTTAGAGACAGAAAAAAATCCTCAAAAGATGTCTGAACTCCAAGGAGCTATAGCTGAAATAAAAAGAGTTTATACCCTAAAGGCTGAAGTTAGGGGAGAACTTGAGAAGAAAAAATAAATGGATCAAGAACAAATAGATAAAATTTTACAAGAGCATAGAACTAAAAACTTTGTTCAAAGAATTTTAAATCCAGAAAAAGCCCCAGAACCTTTAATGGTAGAAGGTCAGAAACAAACTCATTTTATGAGGGCTGAGTATCTAGGAAATGAAGATACAATACCAGCAGTTTTTCCTACAGTTATAGAACGAGAAGGGGAATTGTTTAAGTTTGAAGATATAAACAAAGCCAAAGATCATGCTCGTAATACAGGCGAGTTTATACAGTTTGACTCAATAATAGAAGCAGATAATTTTTCACAGAATTATAAAGGCTTACAAGATTCTGAGTTTAATAAGTTTTATAGTCCTGAACAAGATACAGGGCTTATGAGTGGGGAAACAATGAATAAAAAAATGAAAAAAGAAATGTATCATGGTGGTATGATGATGCCAGAGATGATTGTAGGTATTGACGAAGTTTCAGGAAATGAAATTCCACCAGGGTCAGATGCAGAGAATGTTCGTGATGATATTCCTGCTGCTTTATCTGAAGGAGAATTAGTTATTCCTGCTGATGTAGTCCGGTATCATGGTCTAAAAGCGTATGAAGATATGCGTATGGAAGCAAAGATGGGTCTTATGTCTATGATGGCAGAAGGTCAAATCGTATCATTAGATGAAGAAGAAGAAGACTATGAAGAAGATTCTGAACATACTATGAATCCAACTAGTCATGTCAAAAAGAATGAAGATACAGGAATGTATTGTGTCTATGATATAGATGGCAATAAAGTTAAAGAGTTTAAAACTAAAAAAGAAGCTAACGAATATTCTAAACAAAATCATGATGAGTTAATGGCTTCTAGTAATGTAGAAGAAGCTGAAGTTTCTGTAGAAGAAGAAGGAATGGATCTTAAAGAAGACTCTGAAGGAGTTAAAGCCTACCCAACAGAAAAAGACGATATAGATATGATGGAGATTGGAGACAGTTCTATTATAAAACTATTTGTTAAAGGCCTAATGGGAAAATAGATGGCTCGGCAAGGACATGAATTTGTTGATAGTCAAAATGTGGCTAGAGAAAAATTAAGAAAAGAGTATACCTCAAAGAAGTGGCATGGTGGAAAAGGATCTGCCAGACGCAGTTCTGAAAATTCTGAAGACTATAAAGATGGTTGGGACAGAATTTGGGGTAACAAAAATAAAAAATCACAATAAGAATTTTGCAGACCGGCTACCTGCTTAACCCTCATATTTATATGAGCTACTTAACAGCCCCATAAGGAGTAAAATTATTATGGCAAAATATCAAGGTGCATATCGAAATGAACTCGATAAAGAAGATGAAGTCCCACAAGCACAGGGACAAGAAGAAGCAGTAAATACTGCCCCTCTAAATGCTGAAGAAGAAACTTTTAAAAAGCGTTATGGAGATTTGCGAAGACATAATCAGACTGTTAAAAACAAGTATGAAGATGAACTTGCTAAACTTCAGGGACAATTAGCTGATGCTACTAAAGCTCAGATTAAGTTTCCTAAAACAGAAGAGGAAATTGATAACTGGTCAAAACGCTACCCGGATGTAGCAGCAGTTATTGATACTATTGCGAAAAAACGATCTCTGGAAGTTCTTGAGATTGGCGAACAGAAAATGGAAAGGTTACGAAATCTTGAAGATACTATCGTCAGGGAAAGAGCTGAAAAAGAGCTTAAAGAAGCCCATCCAGATTTTGATGAGATTCGCATGGATAAAGGGTTTCATGAATGGGTGGCAACACAGCCAACCTCTATTCAAGATTCTTTATACAAGAATACAACTGATGCTAGAGTGGCTGCAAGATCTATTGATCTGTATAAAGCAGACATGGGTATGCAAAAAACAAAAGGTAAAAAACCTAGTAAAAAAGATGCTGCTCAATCTGTAGGTCGTTCTACTAGGACAACCCCACAAGACTCAGTTAAAGCAAGTTTTTCTGAGAGTATGGTTTCTCAGATGTCTCCTCAAGAGTATGATGCTAATGAGGAAGCTATCATGGAAGCTATGAAGACAGGAAAATTTGAATATGATTTATCAGGTGCTGCTAGATAATTAATGTATAATTAATAGTAGCCCTTGCTAATTCACTTATATTCTGTTATATATAAGTGGAATGAATTGTATTTCGGTACAGTTCGCCCAAAGTACATACGAGCCGACTCGTTCCTACCTCTAGTGCTTTTATTTCAAGAAAACAACGAATAAGACAACCTTACTTTTAGGCCCACTAGACTTTTAAAGTGATACCCTAAATCAGTTAAGCCCTTTTGCGTGGATTTTTTTGTTTATGTGTAAAATGTAAAACTTTTTGTTTTATGTTTGGCTATATTTTTATTTAAAGGAGAAATAATATGGCATTTGCAAAAGCTAGTGGATACGCTAACTTACCTAATGGTAATTTTAGTCCAGTAATCTACTCACAAAAAGTCCAAAAAACATTTAGGAAACTAAGCGTTGTTGAGGACATTAGTAACACCGACTATTTCGGTGAGATCTCTGACTTCGGTGATAGTGTAAAAATTATCAAAGAACCAGAAATCACAGTAACAGCCTATGAAAGAGGAACAGCAGTAGCTGCCCAAAACTTAGCTGATGCTGATTTTAGTATGGTTATTAACCAAGCTAACTATTTTATGTTCAAAGTTGATGACATTGAAGCGAAACATTCTCATGTTAACTTCATGGATCTAGCTACTGATCGTGCAGCATACAAACTAAAAGATACTTTCGATGCAGAAATTCTTGGTCATTTGTCTGGTTTCACAGGTAGTGCAGGTTCATACGCTGAAAGGTCAGCTCTTGAAACAGGAAGTACTAAAGCCAACTCAGGTGCAGGTAATGATGAACTTCTAGCAGCTAACAAATTAGATATTACTGATTTCGGTGGTTCTGATATTGGTGGCGATTCTAGTCTTACATCTATCCCTGTAAATGCAGCAGGTAATGTAGCAACACCTCTTGATATTCTTAACAGAATGGCAAGATTGCTTGATGCTGCTGATGTACCTTCTGATGGTAGATGGTTTGTAGCCGACCCAGTGTTCTGGGAAATCCTAATGGATGAAAACAGCAAATTTATCAGCAACGATTTCGCTGGTGGTCAAGATGCTGGAGACATTCTAAGGAATGGTAAAGTTACTCAAGGTATGATCCGAGGTTTTAGAGTTTATAAGTCTAACAACCTTCCATACTTAGGTACAGGCCCAGGAACTGTAGCAACTGCTGGTTCAGAAACTAACTTCGGAGTTCTTGTCGCAGGACACGACTCTGCTGTAGCGACTGCACAGCAACTGTCTAAAACTGAAAGCTATAGAGATACAGCTTCTTTCGCAGATATTGTGAGAGGACTTCAACTCTATGGTCGTAAGATTCTTAGACCAGAAGCTATTGTTACTGCTCAGTACAACAAGTACAGCACTTAATAAGTAGCACTTTGGGGTAGCTCCACTTTTGGGGCTACACCCATTTTTTATATAGATTTATCGGATAACCTAATCGTGGCAACTACTTTCATTGACCTTACAAATAAAGTACTAAGACGCTTAAATGAAGTAGAACTTACTTCATCAGATTTTAGTAGTGCATCAGGTGTCCAGGCTTTAGCAAAAGATTCAGTAAGAGATGCAATAGCTAAAGTCAATCAAGCAGAATTTGAATGGCCTTTTAACTCAGCCGAACACACTCAAGTTATGGCTGTTGGTCAAGAAGAATATACTTGGCCTACTTTTTTTAAAGTGGCTGAATGGAACAGTTTTCAAATACAAAAAGACGATAGTATTGGATCAGACTACAAATCTTTAACTTTTATAGAAAGAGATGTCTGGTATAGAGATTATCGAGACCAGGATGATAGTGCTGGTACTTCAGGAACAAGCATACCTGATTTTGTATTCCCTTCTCATGGTAATGGTTATGGCGTTAGCCCTAGCCCAGACAAGGCTTACACAGTTAAGTTTAGATATTATTTAACACATACAGGTCTTGATTTGTATTCAGACACTTCAAGAATACCAACTAATCATGATGCTGTAGTTATTGATGGTGCACTTTTCTATATGTACTTATTTAAAGATAATATGGAAGCTGCTCAGATTTCTGCTGGTTCATTCCAACAAGGAATTAAAGAAATGCAATCCATTCACATCAATAAGTATGAAAGTGTGAGAGATAGACGAGTTAGGTTCTAATGGCTGATCGTGTCCAATCCTACAAAGTAATATGTAGTGGGGGATTAAACAGCAACGAGAACCACTTGGATCTTGCTGAAAATTACCCAGGCGTAGCAACTCGTTTAGTTAACTACGAAATATCCGATTATGGTGGATATAGAAGGTTAGAAGGCTTTGACGAATACGATACCAATTATGGAGAAGTAGGAGTAGGTTCAGCAGAAGGCAAAGTTTTAGGAGTATTTTTATTTAAAGATACTACAACGCAACAAGATATGATTCTTGCTGCAAGGAAGGACTCAGGAGCTAATACTTACAAATTTTATAAGTATGTTTTTGGGGCAGGTTGGGTAGCACAATCAACAGGTATTACCCATAATACTGTAAAGAATACCTTGACTGTATCTAAGATTAGACACACAAAGTTTAACTTTGGATCAGGAAACCATATAGTTTTTGTAGATGGCGTTAATCATGCTGTCGTATTTGATGGAACTAATTGGAAGGAGATAAAAGTAAGCAACTCTGGTGGTACAAGTTCCCCAGGTGGTGTGATGGCTTTAGATGCTCCGACTGTAGTAGAAGTTTTTGAAAACCATTTATTTCTAGGTTCTCAAAGAACAAAGTTGTCAGTAGTAGCCTACTCTGCACCTCAAGATCCTTTTACATGGACAGCAGCAGCAGGTTCAGGACAAGCACAGATAGGTTTTGATTTAGTTAATTTTAAACCTTTTAGAGATGATTTATTTTTATTCGGATCTAATGAAATTAAAAAATTAACTGCTGATGTTTCTTCTGGATTTAATCTAGGACAAGTAACAGCCAATGTAGGTTGTATAGCTAGAGACTCAGTTTTAGAAATAGGTGGAGACTTAGTGTTCTTAGCTCCGGATGGTTTAAGACCAGTAGCAGGAACATCAAGGATTGGAGATGTTGAATTAGAAACAATATCAAAACCAATTCAATTAATATTAAGTACTCTATCTAAAGATTTTGATTTAGATACTTTAAATGGCTTAGTCATAAGATCTAAGTCTCAACTAAGATACTTTGTTGGAGATGATGATACAGCAGTCATAGATAGTTTTGGAATTATCGGTGGCTTGAGAACATCAGATCAAAGGATAGGTTGGGAGTTTGGGGAGCTTATAGGTATAAGAGCTTCATGTTGCACTTCAGGTTATGTAGGTACAAACGAGGTCGTTCTACATGGCGATTATGATGGAAAGATTTACAAGCAAGAAAATGGTAAAACTTTTAATGGAGCAGATATAGTAGGAATTTATACTACTCCTTATTTTGACTTTGGAGATACCGAAGTTAGAAAAACACTTAGAAAGATTAATACTTTTGTTAGAGCTGAAGGCCCTTTCACAATGAACTTAGCTGTAACTTACGATTGGGATGACCCAAATACAGCAGTTCCTAATTCGTACTCGGAAGAGTCGCAAGGAGCACCAGTTAGATACAAAGGTACTAATATTAATTATGCAGGAGCTAACATTAACTATGGGGGAAATGATAAACCGATCATGGTAACAAATGTTCAAGGATCAGGTTTTGCAGCACAAGTTACATTTGTAACAGTTGGGCAGTTCGACCCCTATTCAATTCAAGGAATAGTTTTTGAGTTCTCAGCAGCAGGGAGAAAATAATAAATGGCAGGATATACTAGACAGTCAGTAGCTTCAATTATTAATGGTGCTAATATTACAGCACCACCACTTAATGCTGAATTTAACCAATTACTAGCAGCGTTTTCAGGTTCTACAGGACATGGACATACAGGTGGATCAGGAGATGCTCCTAAGATTCCTTTAGCTACTTCAGTAAGTGGTTATCTACTACCTGCTAATGGTGGTGTTGGTGGATTAAATAATACTACTGCAACAGCAAACCCTGTTGTTGGAGATGATGGTGCTGATGGTTATGCACCAGGTTCAATATGGTTAAACACTAATGGACAGAAGTTATTTGTTAATTTAAACAATTCTTCTGGTGCTGCTGTTTGGTCTCAGTTTGTTGTTAATAATTCTTTAAATCAAATTCTACCTCATACAGATAATACTGTAGACTTAGGTTCATCTTCGTTTGAGTTTAAGGATTTATACATAGATGGAACAGCGTATGTAGACAGTTTAAATGCTGATGCTGCTTCTGTTGGTACTACTCTTGGAGTTACTGGTGCAGTTACCTTTGCATCTACAGCAGCTATTACAGGAAATACTACAATAGGTGGTACTCTTGGTGTAACAGGTGCTACTACTTTATCAAACAATTTAACAGTTTCTGGAACTACTACAGTTGCAGGAGCTACAACATTAAATGGCAATACCACAATCGGTAATGCTTCTTCGGACACAGTTACAGTTACTGCTCAAGTAGCTAGTGATCTAGTCCCATCCTCAGACAATGCAAGAGATCTAGGAAGTTCATCTAAAGAATGGAAAGATCTATACATTGATGGAACTGCAAACATTGATAGCTTGGTTGCTGATACAGCCGATATTAATGGGGGTTCTATTGATGGTACAGTTATTGGTGGAGCTGTTCAAACCTCTGGACAGTTCAGTTCTGTTACTTCAACAAACCTAACAGCTTCAGGTGCAATTTCTTTTGCAGCAGCTACTATCTCAAATCTAGGTACAGTAAATACTGCCAATATAGATGGGGGTACTATTGATGGGGTAACACTCGGAGTTAGTTCCCCTATCACTAATGCTCAAATTGATAATATTAATATCAATGGTTCTGCAATTACTTCAACAAATACTAATGGTAATATTTCTATTACTCCAAATGGTTCTGGAGAAGTAGACATATCGAAAGTCGATATAGATTCAGGAACAATAGACAATACTTCTATCGGAGCTACAACAGCTTCAACAGGTTTATTTACAACAGTAGGTACAAGTGGATTAGCCACATTAGCTTCTGTTGATGTCAATGGTGGTAATATTGATGGTACTGTAATAGGAAACTCTACTCCTCAAGCAATTACAGGTACAACAATTACTGCTAACTCAGGATTCGTAGGTGGAGTTACAGGTAATGTAACAGGAAACCTAACAGGCAATGTAACTGGAAATGTAACTGGAAATCTTACAGGGGATATAACAGGTAATATTACTGCTTCATCTGGGGCTTCTACATTTAATAATGTTACAGTCAATGGTACTTTAGATGTAACAGGAACAACTATTGCAAATGTTACTGACCCAAGTTCTGCTCAAGATGCAGCTACTAAAAATTATGTAGATACTGCCGATGCTTTAAAAGCAAACATAAACTCCCCAAGTCTAACAGGAACACCTTTAGCTCCTACTGCTGCTGCTTCTACTAACACAACTCAAATAGCTACAACAGCGTTTGTATCAACAGCAGTTTCAAACTTAGTAGACTCAGCTCCTGGAACACTAGATACACTTAATGAACTAGCTGCTGCTCTTGGAGATGATCCAGACTTTGCTACAACAATTACAGATTCAATAGCTACTAAACTTCCACTAGCCGGTGGAACAATGACAGGAAACATAACTTTAGCTGGAGCACCTTCAGCCAATCTTCATCCTTCTACAAAATTATATACCGATACAGCAGACGCTCTTAAACTAAACCTCTCAGGTGGAACTATGAGTGGTGCGATTGCTATGGGAACTTCCAAGATCACAGGAATGGGAGACCCAACATCAAACCAAGATGCTGCAACAAAAGTTTACACAGATACTCAAAGAGATACTAGACTTGCTCTTTCTGGTGGCACTATGTCTGGTGCTATCGCTATGGGTACAAACAAAATTACAGGTGCAGGAGATCCTACTTCAGCACAAGATGTAGCTACTAAAAACTACATAGACACACTATTTGGTAGTACCACTTCTGCTGCTGGTTCAGCAAGTGCTGCTGCAACCTCGGCAACTGCTTCGGCTAATTCAGCCACAGCTTCAGCAAGTTCAGCTACTGCTTCGGCAAACTCAGCGACTGCTGCTGCTGCTTCGTATGATGATTTCGATGATAGATATTTAGGTGCTAAGTCTTCAGCCCCAACAGTTGATAACGATGGAGATGCTCTAGTTGTAGGTGCATTATTCTTTGATACTAGCTCTAACTCTATGAAGGTTTACTCTTCAGGTGGATGGGTAGCTGCTGGTTCTTCAGTTAATGGTACATCACAAAGATTTGATTATGTTGTAGGAACAAACTCAGGATCTTACACAGATAGTTCAACAACAACTTTCCCATGTACTTATGATGCTGGTTTCGTAGATGTTTACCTTAATGGTGTTAAGCTCGTAGTAGGAACAGATGTAACAGCTACTTCAGGAACTACTGTAGTTCTAGCTTCGGCAGCAGCGACAGGAGATAATATATCCATCGTAGGTTATGGAACATTTAACTTAGCAAATTGGTCAATATCTGAATCTAATGATGTAGACCTAACAGGAAACGCTAACAATGCTATCCTAGCTTTTGATAGTACCGATTCAAGATTTGAACCTACCTTAACTCCAACACTAACTTCACTAACAACTACAGGTAATGTATCTGTAGGTGGTAACTTAGATGTTACTGGAAGTTTTGATATGAGTGATGCCAATATTACTAATATAGGTAGTATTGCGTTAGACACAATTACAGATGATGGTGGAACAATAACCTTAGACTCATCAGGAGATATTCACTTAGATGCAGACTCAGAAGTAATCCGAATAAGGCATGATGGTGGAGACATTGGTATGTTCCAGATGACGAGCAATGATTTAATTCTTCGCTCAATGGTTTCCGACAAAGACATAGTATTCAAAGGTAATGATAATGGTTCAACTATTTCAGCCCTTACCCTTGATATGTCTGAAGCAGGTAAAGCCCTATTCAATAGTGGTGCAGCCTTTAATGGTAATGTAGATTTTGCAGACAACGCAAAGATTGTAGTTGGTAGTGGAGATGATTTACAGATTTACCACGATGGCACTAACAACTACATACAGAGTTTAAGTGCAGGGTGGTTAAATATTCCAATCACAGGAAATGGTATTAGCATTGCTAATTCAGACTTTAGTGAAAACCTTTTAAAAATTATAAAAAATGGTGCAGTAGAGCTATACCATAATGGATCTAAAAAACTAGAAACAACTAGCACAGGTATAAAAATTGGAACAGGAGATAGCCCAGTTGATGGCGATGCCAATGATCTAGTTGTAATGAATACAAGTGGGGGTAGTGGTATAACTATATCTTCTGCATCTAACTCTGTAAGTTCTTTAAGATTTGGGGATGCTGACTTAGCTAGGTCAGGAATGTTTTACTATAACCATAATGATAATTCTTTAAGAATAGATACAGCAGGAAGTTCAAGAATGTTTATTTACAGCAATGGGATGACAACCATTGATGCTAGTTCAGGTTCTTCTATAGGTAATTTAAGGGTTAAAGGAACAAGTGGACATTCTTATATTGGTGTAAGTAGAGCAGCCGAGTCGCAAGGAGAAGTTGGTTATACATGGAATAATAATGTTTCTAATGTTTGGTGGAACTATCTAGCAGCTAACAGTAGTATTTTGACATGGTACTCTACTACTGGCACAAAAATGACTTTGAACAATAGTTCAGGGGATTTAGGTCTATCATCAGGAAATTTAGTTGTATCTAATGGAAAGGGCATAGACTTTAGTTCTACCGGTGGGCCTACAAATGGTTCAGGTGGTTCAGAACTACTTGACGATTATGAAGAAGGTACTTGGACTCCTACTTTCTCAGGAACTACAGGGACTGGTTCTGGAATTAGCTATGGATTGAACAAGGCTAAATACACAAAAATTGGAAATTTAGTTACTTGTCAATGTGATGTTTATACTACTGGAATGACAGCCATACCTACAGGACAAGTTAAAATAGAAGGATTACCTTTTGGTTCATCTACAACAGATGGTATGAATGGAAACTGGTATGCTTTAGGAGAACCTAATATTGAAGGTCTAGTGTCATCTTTAAATAGTGATTCTGTTCAGGCATTATTAAATGGAGGACAATCTTACATGGTACTTTATAGAGATAACAAAGGTACATCAGGAATGTCTGGTGTTAATTGGACAACTAATTTTGATACAAGTTTAAGATTTAGATTTATCTTTCAATATTTTACAGATGCGTAACAAATTAAATTATATATGCTTAGTGGATTCTAGGCACAGACAATAAGGAGAAAAAAATGGCATTAGAAAAAATAATAAAAGAAGACAAGATAGAAATTGTCGGAGATTATAAAGTAGTTCAAATAAGGACTGCTACTGTGATCGAAGAAGATGGGGTTGAATTATCAAGCTCTTTTCATCGTCATGTAGTTAGCCCAGGAGATGATCTTTCAGAGCAAAGTGCTGAAGTACAAGCAATTTGTAATACAGTTCATACCCCTGAAATAATTGCTGCTTGGGAAGCTAATCAACAAGAACAAAACATAAACATTGCAAGTTCTGATGATACTAATTCAGGAGAATAATTAAAAATGACTAAAGCAAGAAGTTTATCAGATTTTATAGAGTCAGATGGCTCAGTTACGCTTGTCGATAATCAGAAGATTAAAGTCGGTACAGGTAATGATCTTGAGATCTATCATGATGGTTCTAATAGTTATATTACTGAGTCTAATGCTACAGGCAATTTATTTATCAAAGGCACTCACATTTATCTTCAAAATTCATCAGGACAAGATGCCCTTAATTTAATTAATGGAAATGTTTTTTTAAAAAGTGGAGGAGCTACTAAACTCCAAACAACCTCAACAGGCGTATCTGTTACAGGTACTATAACAGCTAGTGGGTTAGTTTATCCGTCATCAGATGGCACAAACGGACAAGTGCTTACTACTGATGGATCTGGTAATTTATCTTTTAGTACAATAAGTGGTTATACAGATAGTGATGTAGAAACTTATATCAGTAATGGAACAGCAACCCCTGTATTTAGTAATACAGAGATTAGTGGAACAATTAAACTTGATGGTAATTATCCAACTGGTACAGAAAATGTAGCTTTAGGTAATGGTGCTTTAAGTAACTTAACAAGTGGTGTGAGAAATACTGCTATAGGTGAAATAGCAGGACAGAACATTACTGAAGCAGGAGAAGCTACTTTAGTAGGTAGACAAGCTGGTGCAAATTTAACTACAGGAAATAGTAATACTTTTATAGGTGGCAGAGCAGGTCTTACAGCTACAACTGGAACAGAAAATACAGCAGTAGGTCAGGCTTCTTTATATAGTATGACAACAGGCTCTAGTAATACTGCACTTGGTAGAGGTGCTTTGCTTTCAAACACAAGTGCTTCAAATAATACAGCAGTTGGTAGAAATAGCTTAAATGCAAACACTACAGGTGCTTCTAATACAGCAGTAGGTGAATCAGCTTTAGCATCAAACACCACAGCTAGTAATAATGCAGCTTTTGGACAAGATGCACTTACAAAAAACACAGTAGGTCATTCTAATACAGGCATAGGGTTAGCAGCATTAGAAGAAAATACAACTGCTGATGCAAATACAGGTATTGGATT